TACCACTACAGCAGTAGCTATTTTGGGATTAGCTTGTGCTAGTGTCCAAAGTTGTTTTACTTTTTCCATAGTTCACTCCTATTTATTGTATATGTCTCCCCAATTTTTACCGGATTCATAATCCACTTTATTTGGGACATCTAATTTAACAGATTGCTCCATAATCTCAACTACTTTTTTAGCTTGTTCTGGAGACTCTACTGATAAGTCTAATTCATCATGTATTTGTATATGTGCAACAATACCTTCTTTATATAGATCTAACATTGATTTCTTAGTCATATCAGCAGCTGATCCTTGTATTAATTTATTTAATGCTTTGTAGGTATAAGCTCTTCTTATATTACCTTGTCCGTGTTCTTGAACAGCTTGTTCAAAAGGTAATGCTTTATTAATTCCAAAACGATTTGGTTCCCATAAATGAAACCGACATAATCTTCCTAATAAAGTTCTAATTTGTCCTCTTTGTTGAGCACGATTAGAAACTGATTTCATTAACGTTTTTACAAACGGAACTCTCTGATGATAAATCGCAAATAAATCTTCTGCCTTATCTTTTGATACTCCTAGTTCTGCCTGCAATTTAGCTTTACCCATTCCATAAAATAAACCAAGATTAATTGTTTTAGCTTGGTCTCTTGGAATGTCCGCCATTTTTGCAACAATAGTATGAAAGTCAGCATCTGAATTAACATAAGCGTCTTTAACTCCAAAGACGCTTGTGTCTTGATCTAGGGATGCATAATGAACTACTAGTCTTGGTTCCTGTTGACTGTAGTCAAAACATCCCCACTCGCAACCTTCTTCAGGTACAAAGAGGGATCTTATCAATGGACCTAAATCTTTGTTACGAGCAGGAATTTGTTGTAAATTTGGATTAGAATAAGAAAATCTTCCAGTGACTGTGCCACCTTGATCAGATCTTATTTGATTAATATCTGCATGTATTCTACCTTTATGTTCATATCGAATAATGGTATCAATAAATGTTGTATGCGCCTTGTTAATTTCTCTAGCTTTTGCTATTTTCTGTACTAATGGATGACCGTGTGCAGAGAGAAAATTTTTCGTAAATGAAGGTGCCTTTGTTTTTAAAGTTCTTTCGTATTCTAATCCAAGTTTGTCAAAAACTTTGGCTATCGATCGTGCGGCCCATATTTGACAATCTATTTGTGTTTCTTTTTGTACTTCTTGCAGCAATAGTTTTTCTTGTTCAGATAATTGTTGTTTCAACTTATGCGCACTTTCCACGTCGACACGAACGCCTTTAAATTTCATATCAACTAAACATGGAAATAAATCTGTTTCTAAATTAAAAATAGCTTCCAGATCCTGGTCAATAATTTCTTTTTGCATGCACTTCCATAAATTAAAAGTGAGTTCAGCATCTCTTTCTGCGTAACTTCCTACATACATAGAAGGCAACATCCACATATCAGACTTGGGATCAATACCCCATTCATTGGCTGCATTTCTTAATTCGGTTTCATTTTTACCTTGACCAAGATAATCCCAACCTAATGTATTTAAGTCATATCTAAATCTATTTTCATTTACTAATGAAGCTGCAATCATAGTGTCAAAGATTCTTCCATTTATTTTTATTCCCATAGAACGAATCCAACAGACATCATACATGGCATTATGAAATATTTTATCAGAGTCAGATTTACAAACATCAGTAAACCATTGAATTACTTTAGCTTTTTCTAAATTTCCTCCACCTTTGTGATCAAATGGAAAATATCCCGAATACCCATCGGTGGCTACAGCAATGCCCACAACTTTTCCTCTACCTACAACAGCGCCCGAACCTTTAGATTTTAAATCAGGATCGTGTGTTTCTAAATCAATTGCAATTTGTGTACATTCCCTTAAATCTGGGAACTCTTCAGGTTTATTCCATTCAGTTTGTGCTTTAAACATTAGTTATGAGGACAATCTCCTTTCTTCCATTCTTTATAACCTTTAATCCAATCTGCATTGGATGTTTCAGGTGGTTTAATCATTCCCCAAGAATTTTTTGGAGGGTAAGTTCTTTCTGCTTCTTCTTTAGTAATACCAGCATTTCGGTATTCCTCTTCTTCTGTCATTGGTATTGTTGGATAGTCTCTTTCTATTATCATTTCAATAAAGTGAACAGCTTTTTCTAAATCTTCCTTTCCATTTTTAAAACGATGTCTACAGATGTATTTTATAACGGATCCTTCCGGAAAAAGCAACTCGTTCTCAATTACAAATTTACTTGGCTGTATGGAAAAATTCTGATAATGTTTTCCACCGATTTGTTTATCGTATGCACTCATATTTTAAACTCCTTCTGTCTATTGTTACATTTGATTAAGTATAATTTCTGCATGGTTCTTGTCACTGCTACATACCAAACGCGATGCTCTTCATCTTGTTTAGCTACAGATTTTTTAGCAGCTTTCATTGTGTTTTTAGTTTGATTTAAAAATAAAACAACATTTGTTGCTTCTCCGCCTTTGGCACCATGAATTGTTGATACTTTTATTCTAGGTTCTTTACTAAGATCTTCACCGTTAGCTAACATAGAACGTACATAATCTTTGGTCGTTGATGCTACATTCGTAAATGCATCATACCATTCTAAATGACATTGTATTTCATCTTCTGCTATTCTTTCTAAAACTCTTTGCTCTTGTACTTCTGGAATTTTTTCTCCTTTTCTCATTTGATTCCAATACGTTATATCCTCAAAAAGTGTTTTACCTATACTATTCCCTTGCGCTGTTTGAAAAAACAAACCCTGACTTTTTAAATATCTTGGAATGGGTTTAAGAAGTGGATTAGTTCTTGCTAATATTAACCAGTCACCTTTTGTCATATCAATAGCGGATAATTTAAATTGTATTAATATTTCTCCTGATTCTTTTTTAGGAAAATAATCTTTACTTAATCTATTGTCTTGAACACGATCTATAATTCCCAATGCTTTTACTTGTATTTCACTTGGAACTCTTTCAGATCGTTGAAGTGGTATTTCTTTTGCTTTCCAATTAATAAACGAATCTACGTCTGCACCGGCCCAACCAAAAATAGCCTGATCGTCGTCGCCTGCTACCCAAACATCACATTGATTAGTTTCTTCAATCTTTTCTATTATTTTCCATTGAATAAGTGATAAATCTTGAGCTTCATCTACAAAGATAACATCAAATTTGTTTTCAACGTTTCCTTTTTTTAAAAATTTATCCAACATGTCGGTAAAATCAATTAGCCCATTAACTTTTTTATAATTATCTATTTCTTTTGCTATAGCATCTAATTTAAATCTTTCTATTTTTCCAAGATGTTCATTTCTATCTAATTCTTCAAGAGGAGAAGTTTGTCTTACTCTCGATAAATTAATTAAATTTAAATATTCACTGTCCGAAGAAAAAATACCATTCCAACTATTTGTTTCGTAGGATGCGTATGAAATTTGAATACCACATTCTTCTCCAATTCTTTTGTAATTAAGCGCTTGCATTACATTTTCTTCTTTTAAACCTAAATTATTAAAAGCTAATGAATGTAGCGTTTGAAAATGTTTAATGTCTTTTTTAGATAAATGTGTTTCAACTTTTAAATATCGATCTCTTGCTTCGCCTGCTGCTTTACGTGTAAAAGCAAAATACCCTATTCGATTAAGAGATATTCCTTTTTTTACATACTTTTGTACTTCATTTAATAATCTTCTTGTTTTACCTGTACCTGGAGGACCAATAACTTTATACCTCATTAGTAATTAGACCCCTTTCTGTCTGCTACTTTATGTGTAATTTGTTTTGTCTCTAATTGTTTAACTCTACAAACTTTTTCTGTTTTTCCATCTATGTTGAAAGAATGACTAAATTCTACATTACATTTATCTTTTAATTTTTGAGCTATTTTTTGTTGATCAATTTTCCAACCTGGTCCTAAGTGTGTCATGAATGATGTAAATTTAAAATAATGATGTCCTTCTTCTGTAAAACATCCACCCGTTCGTATCATTAATCTGGTTTTAGCTTCAACACTATTGACACAATATTGATATAGCTCTTCTTTTAAAATATCATCAATGTGTGTCCCTTCTGGTGGCTTAATAGTTTGACCATTTTTTTTCCACTCATTTAATTTAGCCCTAAAATCTTTTGGCTTAAGGGGTTCAAAATGAGTTCCAGCTTGATCCCACACTAACATTAAGAGATCTTTTTGGTTTGCCATTAATTTTAAATTAGGAATAACAACTTCACATTTGTCATCATTTGGTAAAAGGACATTAAATCTATACTCTGGTTGTTCATAGTTTATTTTTTGAAAATCTGTAACTTCAGGAAAAGCAGCAATACCATCTGATTTAATTCCGAAAGGTCTAGAATAACATAGGCTTCTCATACACTTGTCTTGAATAGGATCTTCATAACAAGTGTGTCCTGCAGTGTCTTTTTTCCATGCAGCTATTTTAGAATCTAGTTTTGTTTTATCCCAAGGGTCCGCTAAATAATTATAGTTTGCTTTTGCAACTTGATCTGGCCACTTGTCTTTGTATTTCTTTTTGGCAAAGACCATATAATTATACATAAACCGATCTCTACCATCATCAAGTTTAGATTTAGAACACCTTGCTAAACATGGTGGACCATCAGAAAATTCTGGATTTGATCCTAATAAAATATTTTTATGTGTTTCTTCTACTAATGCATCTAATCTTTCTTTTGTTATTTTAGATTCATTAGCTAATTTTATAAATTGCTCTAAAGATAGTTTAGAATTATTCTTATCTACAGCATAACGAGTTGTCGTTCCATTATTGTAATAAGGTAAATTGATAAAGTTACCTGGTTTAATATCACCTTTTTCATCTTCTTTTAGTTCTTTTTGTTTTGGAAAAATTTCTGTGTTAGGTTTTAATTCTAACGGAAGAAGAAATGCTTTTAGTGCCTCTATTATATCTGCAGCTGGAATAGGTTCTTTTAAGAATATATAACAATGTAATCCACCACTTTTAGATAATAATGGAACTAAAGGTAATTTATATTGTTCAAATTTTGTTAAGTAATTTTTAATTTTAAATTCTGAATAATTTTTTGGATCTATATCAATGCAGGCAAATTGTGCTGTTTTATCAATTCTACAAGGTTGTATACCGATTGATATTTTTCCATCGATGTGGTTTTTGTAATCAACGGGTGTAATGGGTCTTCCTGCCCATTCGTAATCTGGTTTAAGTTTATTTCTTTCTGAGTCAAGCTTTGCTTTGGACATATCAGCGATGCCAAAATCTCCATCATACCCAGAAAATAATTTTACATACTCTTCTAACATAATGATCCCTTTATTAAGGGCGAGTTAAGTCTCCCGCTCCCGCCCTCATTTCTCTTACGAGAAACTAATAATTAGATTGACTTTCTCCTACATTTTCAGCAGCTTTCTTCTGCCCTGCTTTTAATGAGTTGTGAAAATCTCTAGCCATTTGGTATAGAGCAGCATTATCAACTTTTCTTGCTAATGATACTTTGTATCCATGCCAAGTAAAGCTACCTGAATTTTCAACGGAATTTAATTTGTAAATTCTAGAAAATATTGGTGCTGGTACAGCCTTCTTAGTCTTTGGATCGATTTCAAATTCATTTTCCATTAATGAATTCCAATTTCTACTCTCTTTTAACTGAGTAGACTTCATCGTCATCAAAGCTTTTTCTGGTCTGTCACCATTGATAATAACAAAATGATTTGCTGTCTTAATGATTTGATTACCATTGTCCAACATATCTTTATTTTGTTCGTTTTGAGTTGTCTTTGCCATAATGCCAGGACCTCTATCATTATGAACAGGTCTACCTTCTCTTCTTTCAAAAGGTGCCCATTCTGGGTAGGTCATTCTGTAAAAGACAGGAATTAATTCAATTCCCTTCTCTCCACTATACAGTTT